TTCTCATACGCAGCTACTACCTTCTCCCACATCTGTTCTAGTGTTTTAGATTCTCCCAGTATCTTCTCTGCTGTTACTGGTCCTACTTTATCTATACCAAAATAGTTATCTGTACTGTCTCCTGTAAGAGCTTGTTTCATCCAATGTCTATCAGCCTTACGTTTGGTTATAAGTTCTAAGTCATCACCTGCAAGCAGTGTACAAGGTACAGACCTCATATCCTTATCGACTGAAACTATGATTGGGTTGTCGTATTGTTTGGATGTTGCAAGCAAAGCCATAACATCATCTCCTTCTAAACCATCAAAACTTTTTGATTCATACTTTTCTCTTACTTGTTCTACTACTTTCTTAAAAGCTAACGGTTTTCTTTTGTTCTTTCTGTTTGCTTTGTACTCTGGATATATCGTATGTCTGAATGTCGGGTACTCAGTAAAGCACATAACAACATCCTTATCCCCTTCAGCAATAGTCTGGTAGTAAGAGACTCTGCCATCAATCATTTCATGTACATCTCTTTCATCAGCATGAAGAGTGTGTAAATTGTCATCCCATTTTATGTCCTGTTCACAGGCACAACATGAAGAATACAAAAGCCAATCAGCGTCAATAAGTAAAGTCATAATGAGAGATAAAGTTGTGTAGATGGGTTGTAAGAAGAGTTGTAATATTGGTTCTGACCTTTTGGATATGGTTCAATTTTATAAGCTAAGTTTTTTTTCATATCTTTCTTCTGTGTTTTATTACCTAAGAAATAAAAGTATCTATGTTTTCTTGGTCTATCTTCTGTATATAAATTGTCTCCATATTTTTTTCTCATTAAAGCTATTTTACCTTTACCTACTTGTCTGCCTTCTCTGTCCATTAGACTTGCTGAATGTAAAGTGTCATCACCTTTGATTTTATAGTCCTTACGTTTTGCAGATAAACCTGTATATATCCAATTTGTTGCTTGATAAATATAACCATGATGACCTTGTGACGAATCAGCATAAGAAACTACTACATTAGGTTTTGGTAATTGTTGTAAACTTTGTGATAAAAAAAATGACAAGACATTTCTGTTGAGGTTATCATCAACAACTAATCTGTTTAGTTCTAGAAATGTGTCCATATATTTACCATTTAAAGCACCTTTAACTACACCATGAGCAACAGGTCTACCAAAGCTGCAAACACCTTTCAAAAAAAAATCATGGTAAAGGCCAAAGCAAAAAGAAAAAGACGCAAGACGTTTTAAATAATGTTTACGAATAAACCATTCGTAACATTCTTTTTGTGAGATTTTTCTAATGACATAAGTTTTAGGTATAGTCATTAGTTTCCGAAGTAAGTGGACATAGGTACTACAAGTCTTCCTGTGCTTTGGTCATACAATAATTTATCTATCGGTCCTGTCATCCCTGTATGCCTGTTCTTCAGTACTCGTAGCTGTAGTTCTGCTCTTTCTGCATAGCTTTCCGACTGCTGATTTCTTTCTGCCGATATGCACAAATCTGATAGCTGTAAGATTCCAGAGCTACCTCTCAAATCAGAGGTACTTACAGTCTGTCCTTGTTCGTGCGAAAGTCCAGGTGGTCTTCTTAAATGGCTAACAAGTATCAAACCTATACCAGTAGATTCAACGACCTGTCGCAATTTTGTACACGCAATATCAATAGCTCTTCTCTCATCTACATCTGCGATACCAGAGACTACTATTGTTAGATGATCCAATATCACTACATCTACATTTTCTGCTGTTGCAAGATAGGTGATCTGTTCTATTAACCTGTCAGGGTCCATAGATCCGAAGTGATCATATAAGAATAGTTTTTCTGAACCAAACAGTTTGTCAAAGGATTGTTTTAACCCTTCTGTTTCTTCTACATTATCCTCTAGGTGCAGGGGTTTATTCATCTCTACACCGAGTATCCCCTGCATTGTTCTTTGTACACTTTCTTCCAATGCAATGTAACCAACCGTCAGTTTATTCTTAAGAAAGTGATGTGCTAGTTCTCTACAGATAGTCGATTTACCTGTCCCACTACCTGCTGCTATCGTTATCATCTGACTTTTACGAAAGCCCTTTGTAAACTCATCTAACTTTGGATAAGGAAAAGGACAGACACTGTTAGTACCTTTCTTTGTCAGTTCTTCCCAGAGGTTAGAGGCATTAAGTATTCCATCTGGTCTAACAGGTGTTGCTTGGAATAATAGTTTTCTAAGTTCCTTCTCTTCCCCTGCGAGGAGCATTTCATTAGCGTCTTTTCTAGGGAGTCTACATATAGCTGCCTTACCAGCAGGTAAGACTTTAATTGCTTTTTCGGCAGCAGCCATGCCAGGCTCGTCACTGTCAAAACAAAGAACTATTCGTACAAATTGAGATAACCATTTTAAATTCGCAGCTATATATTTATTAGCCGACTGTGAACCAGAAGGCAAACTTACTACCGGAAACTTGTTACCTTGCACTTGTGAAACAGACATGCAATCTATCTCTCCTTCTGTGATGGTGACAAACATATTACCTGTATTCTGTTGTCTCCAAAGCCTCTGTCCCCATAGCTGTAGTTCTGTTACATCACCCACCCAGATAAATTTTTTGTTCTGAAATCTTATATGCTGTGCTGCTTGCCTACCTAACTTGTCTTCATAGGTTGCAACCTGTACCGGCACTCCCTGATGTTCTGATATTCCATAGCCAAACAGTTCACAAGTTTCTTGGGTCAAGCCACGTTTTGGTAAAGGTTTTGGATTAACAAATTTTAGTAATGGTTTCTTCACTGTCTTGATAAAAGCTTTTCTGGGTTTTTCTTTCTCTGGCTGCAATGTAAAACTGCAACCAAAACAATATCCATGTCCATCGTCATAGATCGCCATGTTATCTTTACTGCCACATTCAGGGCAGCTAGTCTTTCTTACATATTTGCTCTTGCTGTTCATACCATTCTTCTGGGATAGAGCCATGACTCCAGAGAAAACCATGCTTGGTTGCCCAAGCACCATAGGTTAAACTTCTTTTGCCACGACTCAATTTTGCTTTACTGTTCTGAAAACAGAAACGTATATCTAGTTCGGGTCTTTGCGTCTTGATCGCAATATGTTTTCTGCGGTCCTCTTTTGAGAAGAAGCCCTTAGTTTCAATACAGATGCCGTTGTCAAGGATGAAATCAGGCTTATAAACGCAACTGATTTTGTAGTCAATATCGAGTGTTTCATAAGTAAATTGAATTTTATTTGCATGAAGTGTAGCTGCTATTCCAGCTTCAAACTTGCTTCTAAAATTCAGTCCCTGATGAGACTGTCTCAAAGCCTTGGACTTTGGGCTTCTCTTCAACGACTGCTTCTTTTGTTTCAAAGCCGTAGCCTTTTGCATCTTTGACATATTCAACAGAGTTGTGAATGATTACAGCTTCTGGTTCAAGTTTTATACCGACACCAAAAGCTGGTGCTTCCCATCCACTACATCTAATATTGACTTGTCCAGTTGAGCCTGGTCCAAGCTTGTCAACAGCTTGTCTCTGTTCTTCTGACATAGGAGTACCATCAGAGTTATATAAAACAGGTGGTCTTTTTTTCCACTGTGTACCGTCTGCCCTGATTCCACCACCTTTCATTTTTGTTTTCACTCTGAAGTAAGGAGTACCATCAACTTCTTCATAACCAAAACGAGCAGGTGCTAGTTTGTATGTCTTGTTAGGATTTGCAGCCTTTAACTGTGCTTTCCATCTTTCGAGAAGTGCATTGAGTTGCTCTTCAAGTGCTTGTGCTTTCTCTGGTTCGATAAGACATTCAACTTGCCATAAGCCGGACTGATCAAATTTTGTGTCAGGCTCCACTAACCAAGCGTATTGCAAAATACAGCAGGGAGTAGTGAAATTACGAATTTCAGGTTTAATCATTTAAAATTTTCTTTAATTGTTTCTTTTAAAATCGTCTGCGGTAGACGTAACATTGATATTATCGTACATTTTTTATCTGTCATCCCTTTGTCAGCTAAATACATATGGTGCATCCAAGACTTCACAGATATTAAAATCCCCTAAATCTGGTGGTGTCGGTAATTTTCTAGGTTTATTAAGTTGTTGTACGGATTGATCGTATAGATCATCCAATACATTAAAGGTGTACATTTCAACAAAAGATTCTTTAACAGAAAAAATAAATTCTTCTATATCAGCAGCAGTAGAACCAAAACAATCATGAATTGTTGTGATATTCTTCAAGCCTTTTTTATGACTTTTCTCGAGTGCTAAATGTACATTAGCAGCGTCTAAACTATGAACAAAGTTAGCAGCAAAACTTCTTGTAGATTTATTACTATTCACCTCATCAGTCTCTTCATTAAGTGACAACCTTACAGTGCTGGTGCCTATTTTAGTCTTTATTCTTT